CTATATACTGGGTGAACTACAACTACTCTGACCTTGACGGTTTCTATTACATCCAGTACGTGGATGGGCTAGAAGAAGTACTAGGAGAGGCTACCGACATAACCATTACTCCTCACGAAGAGATATGAAGCTACCAGTAAGTTCTGTAAAGAAAAAATAACTATCTTTGTGGTATGGCTTATCAAAAATTACAAGCAGGAAGAGCTGCTGCTGTTACTCCATCTAATACTGTAGATATTCCGTCTGTTACGGGTGGTTCTAATAATGGCTGTACGTTATACGTAGGAGGAACAGGTAGTGTCAAGGTATTGACTATTGGAGGTGACGAAGTTACTTTTAGTGCTGTTCCGGCTGGAACGTTTATGCCAATACAAGTGCTAAGAGTTTTTGCAACTGGAACTTCAGCAACTGGGATTGTGGCTCTTTGGTAGTATGAGACTTCCGGTTAGTTTCAATCAGTTCAGCAAGGACCCGATGAAAGCAATGATGTTTTTGCTTTTATTCGTAGTTGTTGCGCTTTATGCAAGATCTGAGTCTCAGTCTAAGACTGCAAATCTCAGATGTGAACAACGCCTAGAAAGATGTGAGCGTGAACTTGCCAAGATGAGCTCTATGCTAAAAAGCCAAGACAGTTTATGTTCTGCGTTAGTTACTGAAATTAAAATCTATAAAGCATTAGGAAAAATATGAAAACTTTATTAATTACAACCATCTCAATCATCCTTATCCTTATTATGGGACTAAGTGCTGAGACCCCAGCTATCGAGGATCAAGCGGAAGAGCAATTAGTAGAGAGCGAAATGCTACAAGATAGTGCGATGATTATCTTGAAAGAATTACACGACAAAAACGATTCTTTGTTGACTAAATACTTTGGAGAGTAATGGCTAAGAATACCATCAAAGCTAAGAATACTCGTAAAGGCTCAAATAAGGCCACTGGAAGGGATTACTCGTACGATAAGGAATATCAGTCCTCAAAAGAGAGAAAGTCCTACAGAGCGTCTCTAAACAAGGCTAATCGCAAGGCTGGTACTTACGGCAATCAAGATGGTAAGGACATGTCCCACACAAAGAGTGGTAAGATGGTTAAAGAGGCACAGTCTAAAAATAGAGCGCGTAACAGGGGCAAGAAATGAGGTACTTGATGATAGTGTTGTTGCTGTCTAGCTGTTCGGCTACGTGGCATTTAAAAAGAGCGGTTAAGAAAGATCCGAATATTTTATTAGAGCAAGTTGTCAAGATAGACACGTTCGTAGTTAGGGATACGTTCTCATACACGGATACGTTTGTAACCAATTCTATTGATACCATAACTATCGACACGGGTAGCGTTCAAGTTCGCATCATCCGGGAGCATGACATTATCAGAACTACGATCACGCAAAAGCCAGACACGGCATACATTACGATTGAAAAAACACTGCCACCGCAGTTAATATACAAGGAGCATTGGTTCAAGTGGTGGTACCTATTGATTATTTTCGCTATATTTGTGATTATAATCAAATTGAAATGAACAAATTAACAACTGAAGAATTACAAACTCTACGTGAGTTAAACAAATCTGTATCCGAATTAAAGAACGCTATCTCTGATTACGAGATTAAAAAGTATTACGCTACTCAGAGAATAATGACCCAAGCGTCTAAGCTTAATTCTTTTAACGAAGAGATTGAGGCCAAGTACGGTCAAGTCGACATCAACATTGAAACTGGAGAGTATGTTAGTCAGGAAAATAGCGGTGGGAAATGACTATAAGAACTCGATGAACTACTTGGTAGGTCAGAGTATTCTTAATAACATGTATACGATTTTCGAGATATGCAGAGAGAATGACGGCTCTGTGTGTATATGGATTCGTAACGAGGAGAGGGGAGAGATACTGCGTTGGAAGATGTTCAGCGCAAATATGCCTATTTCTTTTGAGTACAATATAGACTTTTAATGGAATCAACTTTCTTTTATTTAATAGAGCCACTAGATGGCAGTGAGAGGTCGTACGTAAATTCGAGCGGACTGATAATGGGTACGAATTTAGAAGACCATAAGTCTACACAGCGTTTAGCTAAAGTTGTTGGACTGCCAAGATACGAGAGCGAGTTGGAGATTGGTGATATAATTGTTGTACACCATAATACCTTTAGGGACTATTACGACATGAAGGGACGGCTTAAAAAAAGTAGTAATTTTGTAAAAGATAAACTATACTTCGTTGAAAAAGAAAGAATATACATGTACATCCGGGACGGAATCGAAAAGGTTTTCGGCCCTTATGCGTTTGTTAAGCCCGTCAATGCAGACAGAGAAGGATTCCAATTTTCGACGAGAGTTGAGAAAGAGCTTGTCGGCCAAGTGGCACTTGTCGATGATAGGTACTCCGAGGACGAGAGTGTAGTATCTGGTGATGTTGTTACTTTCTGTAAGGACAGCGAGTACGAGTTTGTCATAAACGACGAGAAGTTTTATCGTGTTCCAACTAGAAACATAGTAGCCGTATTATGAGTAAGAAGACTAGAGAAGAGATAATAAAGGCAGGCGAGATAGCCGTTAGGGAGCTAATACGTGTTGCCAAAGAAGAGATAATAACTGGCGATCCCGAGCAAGACTTGGCGGCCGACAGATTAAAGAATGCCGCAGCTACAAAAAAGCTAGCGGTATTTGATGCGTTCGACATTCTAAACAGAATAGAAGAAGAGCGTAATGCTCTGGACGATGTGGTGGTTGACAAGAAGGACGACTCCAAAAAAGGATTTGCTGAGAAGTTTAGTAAATGAAAGACTACGCCCTATACCATATAGACAGCAAGGCAGTTCCCCAAGATGTTATCAAGAAGAAGAACAAGGAGAAGTCGTGGGCGTATGGATACGACGAAGAGTACGATATTGTCGTTATATCAAAAGACGGAACCATTGGTGAGATATATAGCATCAATACTCTTAAGGTAGCGCTACCAGCAACTCCATCGGAAGTTGACGATAGAGGTAATAGGTGGTCACCGTCTGAGTTTCCAAAAGATTTACAAAGAATAAAGAGCATATTTGACTGGAACAGAAAACCAAGGGAGTTTCAGTCTAAGTGGATTAATTTTATAGAGAATGAGTTTGATCGTAGAGAATACGGCTATTGGTTTATTAATAATGGCAAGCCTTGTTATGTTACTGGCAGCCACTACATGTATCTCCAGTGGACGAAGATACACGTTGGTCTGCCGTACTTTCGTGAACATAACCGAAAATTTTTTATTTATTACGAGGCGTGCAAGGCAGACAATAGGTGCTTCGGAATGGTATACCTAAAGAACAGACGTTCGGGTTTCTCGTTTATGAGTGCGGCTGAGATTGTAAACCAAGCCACGATGTCTAAGGACGCAAGATTTGGAATACTGTCTAAGACGGGTGATGACGCTAAGAAGCTATTCACAGACAAGGTAGTAAACATATCCAACAACTATCCGTTCTTTTTTAAGCCCATACAAGACGGTATGGACAGACCAAAGACGGAGTTGGCGTATCGTGTTCCTGCTTCTAAGATTACAAAGAAAAACATGTCCCGTGTTGATAACGAGGACGACATGGATGGCTTGAATACAACCATTGACTGGAAGAACACCGCTGACAACAGTTATGACGGAGAGAAGCTTAAGATGCTTATCCATGACGAGAGTGGTAAGTGGATGGTTCCTAATAAGATATTAAACAACTGGCGTGTAACAAAAACATGTTTGCGTCTGGGTAGTAAGATTATAGGCAAGTGTATGATGGGCTCAACGTCCAACGCACTAGACAAGGGTGGTGCTCAATTCAAGAGCTTGTACGAGGACTCTAATCCAGGTGATCGTAATGCCAACGGACAGACAAAGAGTGGAATGTATAATCTGTTTATTCCGATGGAGTGGAACTTTGAGGGCTATATAGACGAGTTCGGCATGCCCGTGTTCCATACGCCAAAGAGTCCGGTTATCGGTGTTGACGGAGAAAAGATTAAGATAGGCGTAATTGATTATTGGAATAACGAGGTAGATTCGCTGAAGTCAGATTCTGATGCACTAAACGAATTTTATCGTCAGTTCCCTAGGACGGAAAGCCATGCGTTCAGAGACGAGAGCAAGGCAAGTATATTCAACTTGACAAAGATATATCAGCAGATAGACTACAATCAATCGCTAATTAAAG